TTTTGGTGGTCTCTGCCAGCAAGCAGCGATCCGACGACTTCTCGACCTTTACGCTCCGGCTCATCGATGAGATGCCGCTGTTGCAGCACCTGAGGCCCAAGGAGAACCAAAGAAGTTCCAAGGTTGCCTTTGACGTTGGGCCGGCCTCGGCTAGCCATGCGCCATCCGTGGTGTCCAAAGGCATTACCTCGCAGATCACGGGTAGCCGAGCTGACTTGATCATTGCTGACGACGTAGAGAGTTTGAATAACTCCGTTACAGTCACCCTTCGAGACAAACTGGCTGAGACCATCAAGGAGTTCGAGGCCGTGGTCAAGCCTGGGGGTCAAATTGTCTACCTCGGTACCCCTCAAACTGACCAAAGCATCTACAACCTGCTACCGGAGCGTGGATATGAGATCCGGGTATGGCCGGCGAGGTACCCTGATGCCAAGCAGAGGACCGCATATGGCTCCAGGTTGGCCCCGGACATCTCCAAGGCCATGGAGGCCACCCCCGAACTCGAGGGCACCCCGGTCGATCCTAGGCGATTTGACGACCACGAGCTGAGGGAACGCGAGGCGGCCTACGGTCGCTCTGGGTTCAACCTCCAGTTCATGCTGGATACCAGCCTGTCTGACTACGACAGGTATCCCCTGAAGTTGACCGACCTGATGGTCATGTCCATGAACGGGGATGCTGCCCCGGAGAAGCCGGTATGGGCCGGAGACCCCAGTCTGGTTCTGACCGATTTGCCATGTGTCGGGTTCAACGGAGACCGCTACTACAGGCCAATGGCGTTTATAGGCTCCTGGATGCCCTATACGGGCTCCGTGATGGCGGTGGACCCCTCGGGCCGGGGAAGCGACGAAACGGCCTACGCGGTCGTAAAGATGCTTAACGGGTTCCTGTACGTTACGGCCTGCGGAGGGCTCCTGGGAGGGTATTCCCCGGAGACTTTGTCCGAGATTGCCCAAACGGCCAAGGACCACAAGGTCAATCACCTGATTGTGGAGTCCAACTTCGGTGACGGCATGTTCGATGAGCTGCTGAAGCCGTACTTGATGAAGACCCACCCAGTAACCGTGGAGGGTGTCAGGCACTCGATCCAGAAGGAACGACGGATCATTGACACCTTGGAACCCGTGATGAACCAGCACCGGCTCATCATTGACCGCCGGGTCATCGAGAAGGACTACGAGAGCACCCGCAAGTACCCCACCGAGAAGGCCCTGGGTTACCAGTTGATGTACCAGATGAGCCGGGTGAGCAAGAACAAGCGAGCCTTGGACCACGATGACCGGCTGGATGTGCTCAGTATGGCCGTGGGTTACTGGGTACAGCAGATGGCCCAGGATGCTGAGAAGAAGATCTCAGAGCACAAGGAAGACCGCCTGAGGCGTGAGTTGGACAAGTTCATGGAGAGCTCTATCCGACAACCACCAAGAGGAGGAGACCTATGGACAGACAGCGGCTTCTGAATCGATTGACGACCATCGAGGAGCGATACAAGCGTCTCGCATGGAATGCCCTGATGGCACTGTCAGTCTACGAGGAGTACCTGCTGGACCAAAAGACCTCCAAGGAGGTTGCCAAGGCCATGCAGGACCTGTTCCATGGAATCCCGGATAGCCTTGAGGAGTTGGAATTAGGTGACTTTACGGAGGCACCAAAGGCCTCGGGCAACTCACCTGACTCAGAATGAAGTTCTAGGTCTAGGTTTTCCCTCTAAACCCCAGTAAATGGGGGGTAGGGGGGCAATCTACCTGATCTAGAATGAATGGGATTAAGGTAGAATCCAAGGTAATACACCTGTATGCAGCTCGGTATATCCATTGGAATATACATGTGATAAATTGCATACACTTACGAATAAGTGTAGACAGTTTGTCACACAACCCCCAAAACACTTATGGCCAACCGCAGCAATCTTCGTATCTCCTCAGCTTGTCAAGGCAAGTCACTGAATCAGCCTTGGCATACTCCAGATGGACCGAAGAAGTCTGCGGTGTGTGTCAAGGATGGAAATTCTGTTGTGGTTGTTCGGTTTGGAGACCCCAACATGAAGATCAAGAAGAACATCCCAGCTCGTCGTAAGAGTTTCAGGGCTCGACATCATTGTGATACAAACCCTGGTCCCAAGACGGGTGCTCGGTACTGGTCGTGTCGAGCTTGGTAAACTCCAACGAAAAGGAACTCAAGATGCCAAAGTTGCTCCACGATCTTGCTACGAAACTTCAGAAGCAGGGCTATAGCCAGTCCAAGGCTTGGGCGGTGGCTACCTCGGCTCTTCAGAAGGCCGGAGATCTCAAGAAGGGCAGCAACAAGCTGACTCCCAAGGGTCGTGGTGCTCAGGCCAAGCATGAACTGAAGATCAAGAAAGGCAAGTAATGGCTCGAAAGCGCGACTACAAGCGTGAGTATGCCCAGTACCACGCTCATCCCCAGCAGAAGAAGGAGCGAGCCTCCAGGAATGCTGCAAGGGCTCTGATGATCCGCAAGTATGGCAAGGCTGCCCTGGATAACCAAGATGTAGACCACATCGACGGGAATCCTCGTAACAACAGTCCTCAGAATCTTCAGATCACTACCAAGAAGTACAATCGGAGTAAGCAATGAGCAACCAGTATCAAGAGAGCAACTACAAGGGCGAGAAGAAATACTTTAAGACCAAGGATTCTTGTGGGTGTAACCACAAGGAACCGAAGAAGATGAACAACCTGGTCGATCTTCAGTGGTTCAAGATCCTGGGGTCTAACAAGAAGGGCAGCAAGTAATGTCGTTGGCTGGTGGAGGTGGAGCCCCAGAAATCCCACTTCCTGATGGTGGAGCCACCGAAGATCCTGGGACTTCTCCAGATACTGGTAGTTTGCTTTTGGATTCCAATCCAAACGTGAACTCCATTATTCGACACGGTCTAGGTCGATTGCTGCTTTCTCTATTGCTGCGAATCATGCCACCAAAAGACACCAGATCGGAGCTTGCTGACCATGGGTACAAAGCGGAAGCCAAAACTCCAGACTCCGTCCTCAACTCGCCGGAAATGCTCAAGCTCGCAGTCAGGCCGACGCAAGTCCCCTTTGCCAACGCAAGTGTTGATCCAGGGAATCAAGGTCCCCGTCGTACTCTCCGAGTGTCCCGATAAAGACGCCTTGGGGATGTTCGTCAACTTCCCTGCTCCAAAGATCTATGTCAACCCGGAGCAACCCGAGGAGGAACAGAGGTCTACCCTGTTCCATGAGATCTTGGAAGCCATTGGGGTCGTCTATGGCCTCGAGTTGCCCGAGCATGTGATCTGCACATTCGAGCAGGCACTGAAGTCGTTCTTCAGGGATAACCCGAAGTTGCGACTATTTGGCGAAAAAATCTGAACGCCTTTGTGACATTGGACAGTCGCGAAGTTCCCCCGTGACCCATGGCCAACCCGCGGTCACCCATGGCCACCCCGCGTGACCCCGCGCGGCCCGCGGTTTAACCGTTGCAAGTTATGCGGACCTAGCCTGCCACTCGGGGTGACCCGG